AGCATTATCCAAACCCTCTACTAGTGACCTAGTAGCGGGCGAGGTTGCAATAAATGCTCTTGACCAAAGAATCTTTGTTCGTGATAGTAATAGTAAGATTATTACTATTGGTGAGGCAGGCGGTAAGAGACATGAAAGTGCAACTGTTGAGCATGTAGTTACGGTTGCTACAAAAACAAATAAACACAGATATAATGGAACTGGTTCGTCAAGTGGTTATAAAATTGATGGTTCATTCTCTCCTACGATTGAGTTGGTGCCAGGCAATACTTACAAATTCGACCAAGCAGATTCGTCCAACTCTGGACACCCTCTTCGTTTTTATTACGAATCAAATAAAACAACTTCCTTTACTACTGGCGTAACAACATCTGGTACGCCTGGCAGTTCTGGTGCATATACCCAGATAGTTGTTTCAGATACAACTCCCTCAGTTTTACATTACCAGTGTTCTGCACATGGTTATATGGGAAACCAAGTTGTTATCGGAACAAGAAACCTAACTGGACTTGACACTGGTGACTTAGGAGAAGGGTCTAATCTTTATTATACAGATGCAAGAGCAGATGCAAGAGTAAATTTACAAACTGGTGCAAACTTAGATTTAAGTTCTAAAGATACAGGTGATTTATCAGAAGGGTCTAACCTTTATTTTACAAACACAAGAGCAGATGGTCGTGCAGACACACGAATTGCTGCTTCTTCAATTAATGCACTAAACGATGTTGATACAGCAACTGCATCTCCATCTACTGGACAAGCACTTGTTTGGGATGGTTCTCAATGGGAGCCAGGAACTGTTGGTGGTCAGATTACTGTACAGGATGAAGGTTCTGCACTATCGACTTCAGCAACTACAATAAACTTTGTTGGTTCTGGTGTTGTTGCATCTGGAACAGGTTCTACAAAAACTATCACAATCTCTGGTGGCGGAGGCGGTGGTGGTATTGCACTTACTGATATTAGTGTTGGTTCAGAAGCAACTGCTTCTGGTGATGGTGGACTTGCATATAATAATTCAAGTGGTGTATTTACATACACTCCCCCAACTCTAAGTGGTATTGGTGGAAATACAGACGATTTAACAGAAGGTTCTAGTAACCTTTATTTTACAAACGCAAGAATAGACACACATCTAAATCAATCTACTGCATCAACTAACCAAGTTCTTTCTTGGAATGGTAGTGATTATGCATGGGTTAATCAATCTGGTGGAGGCGGTGGTTCTGGTAATGCATTCACTAATTTTGCAGTAAGTGGACAATCTACTGTACAAGCAGATAGTTCAACAGATACGCTTACTCTTGTGGGAGCAGGACTAAATACTATTACAACAGATGCATCAACTGATACAGTAACAATTGGTACGCCAACTGGAATACCTTTTACGAAAGAGGATGGGACATCAACAAGTTTAAATATGAGTGTTGTGGCAGGAACACTTTCGTCAGCGGTATCAAGTTTATATATACCTTTTACGAAAGAAGATGGTTCTAGTGTTACTACACTTGTAATGAGTTAAGGATAAGAGATGGCAGCGAAAACCCCAATTAAGGCGACATTCACTGGTTCAAATGTAACAGGACTTGCAGAATTTGTGGCATCAGATTTTATTCCTATCTCAGATGGTGGTACAGGTGCGATAACAGAAGCAGGTGCTAGAACAGCATTGGATGTAGATTCTAAAGCAGAAGTAACAACGAAAGCAGTCAATAACGGTATTACGTTTGCGATTGCATTAGGATAAAGATATGGCAATACCAAGTACAAGAGCAACATTTAAAGAATACTGTTTAAGAAGTTTAGGTAAACCAGTAATTGAAATTAATGTCGACCCAGACCAAGTGGAAGATAGAATTGATGAGGCACTACAATATTTCTCACAATATCATTATGATGGAATAGAAAGAGTTTATCTAAAATATCAGATTAGTGATGCAGATATTGCTAGAGCAAAAACAGATACAACTTTACCGACAGTCACAGATGTTGACTCCTCTACAACAGCAGTATGGAAAGAACAGAACAATTGGATTCCTGTTCCTTCTACTATTATGTCTATTGTCAAGGTATTCCCTTTAACAGACAAACAAGCATTAAACATGTTCGATGTTCGTTATCAGTTAAGACTGAATGACTTGTATGACTTTAGTTCTACTTCAGTTATGCATTACGAAATGACAATGCAACATTTAGACTTTCTAGACCATATTCTTGTTGGTGAGACAGCAATTCGTCACAATCAACATCAAAACAGATTATACTTAGATGCAGATTTCTCAACAGATTATGTTGATGGTGATCATATTATTATTGAGTGTTATCGTAAATTAGACCCTAATACCTACACTGATGTGTGGGATGATATATTTTTAAAGAAATATGCAACACAACTTATTAAAATGCAATGGGGAGCAAACCTTTCTAAATTCCAAGGTATTCAGATGTTGGGTGGAGTTGCACTAAATGGTGAACAGATATATACTCAAGCACAAGAACAAATTGATAAATTAGAAGAACAAATTCAACTGGCATACGAACTGCCTCCAATGCACATGATAGGTTAAAGTTGTTATGCCAACAAATGTATACTTTGATACAGGAACAAAACCAGAGCAGAACCTCTATGAAGATTTAATCATAGAGCAATTGCGTATTTACGGACAGGATTGTTATTACATTCCTCGTAATATGGTTTCTGAAGATAAAGTATTCGGGGAAGATTCACTGTCTAAGTTTGAAGATGCATACATGTTAGAAATGTATGTTGATAACGTAGATGGATATGAAGGCGAGAAAGAATTAATGTCTAAGTTTGGTTTAGACATTCAAGACGATGCAACCTTTACAGTTGCAAGAAGAAGATGGGAACAATTTGTTACGGTAGATAATAACATTGTTGTTTCATCAAGACCCAATGAGGGTGATTTAGTATACTGGCCTAAGGGAAGTAAACTATTTGAAATCACTTTTGTTGACCATGATGACCCATTTTATCAAGTACACAATCTACCGACATATAAACTGAAATGCAAAACCTTTGAATATGGTTCAGAGGCTTTGGATACTGGTATTGCAGCAATTGATTCAATTGAGACAGATAATAGTCTTGACCAATTGTCTCATCAAATGACTCTAGAAAGTGCAACAACATTCAACGAGTTCTTTGCTTTAGAAGAAGGTACACCTTCTGATGGACAACTAAAATTAGAGGATTCATTACTTGGTGATAAGATTCTTTCAGAAACGGTGGACAACATTGGTTCTATTGTTTTGGAAAATTCTGTCGAGGGTGCTGAAGCGGACTATATAATACTAGAAACTTATCGGGTTGACACTATTGATGAAACAGCACAGAATGATTTATTTGATAGTGAAGAGGATACAATATTAGACTTTACCGAATCAAATCCATTCGGTGACGCTGGGATGAAATAATTATGATTGGAAATTACTTTTACAACGAATCAACAAGAAATGTTGTGGTAGGATTTGGTTCTATCTTTAACAACATTCAACTTGTAAAGAAAGATAACTCTGGTAACGTAACACAGACAATGAAGGTGCCATTAGCATATGGCCCTAAACAGAAGTGGTTGTCCAGATTGCAACAAGACCCTAACCTAACAAAAAAGGTTGCGGTTACTTTACCTCGTATTGGGTTTGAGATTAGTGGATTGTCATACGACTCCACTCGTAAACTTAACAAGATGGTGAAGGCAAAGAAGGTTGCAAACGGAGAAAACAAAGAAGGATTAAAGGAAGGGTTTATGCCTGTTCCTTATAATGTTGATTTTGAACTATTCATTATGAGTAAAAACTCAGATGATGCATTGCAGATTCTAGAACAAATTTTACCATACTTCCAACCAGAGTACACAGTTACTTTGAGAGAAGTACCAGAATTAGATATTGTTAGAGATGTTCCAGTAACATTAAACAGTATTGGTTATGAAGATAGTTATGAAGGAGAATTTACAAGTCGTAGAGCAATTATCTACACATTAAGTTTCTCTGCAAAATATTATCTATACGGCCCTGTAACTTCACAGAATGTTATTCGTAGTGTTCAAGTTGACCAGTATACAGATATGCCAGTTAACGCACCTAAGAGAGAACAGAGATATTCTGCAACACCTAAACCAGCAGATGTTTCTCCTGCTGATTGGGATACTGATGATGGAGATTTTGGATTCAATGAGACTACAAGTTTCTATGAAGATGCAAAAACTTTTGACCCATCTAGTGGTACGGACGTATAAATATAACAAAAGTATTCAAGGAATAACGAACAATGGCAATTAGAAAAATCGTATCAAGAAGTATCGGAGTAGATGTTATTGTCGCAGAAGATTTGGCGAACAACTCTATTACAACTGCTGAAATCACAGACGGTGCAGTTACCGCTGCAAAACTAGATGCAGCTGCAGTAACTCCTGCCGCAGTATCGGATACTCCAAACACATCTACTGGTGGACTTACTTTACCAGCTGGTACAACTGCACAACGTCCTTCTAGTCCCGATACAGGTGAATCTAGATTCAACTCAACAATTGGTTCATTAGAATTTTATGATGGTTCTAACTGGATTGCAACAAATTTAATTCCTACTATAAGTTCTGTTACAGGAACAATTTTTAATACACTTGCTTCTGATTTAACACTGGCAGTAGTAAATACTACTGACACTATTAGTGTTATATTTAAAGAGGGAAGCACTACCATCGCAACGGTTGCTGATGTTTCAGTATCATCTGGTTCTGCAACTGTTTCTGTTCCTAGTGCTGTTTATGGACAGAGTGTTGGTGATACAATTGTAATTACTGTTCAGAATATTGATGGAACTCCATCCTCTAATTCACAATCTAAAACTGTTGTTGGTTTGCCCACTGGTGGAACAATTACAACTTATGGGAACTACA